GGTCCGCGTGCCGGGATCCCCGCACCAGTCATCGTGTTTCATCATGGTTCCCTGAAGATAGGTCACATAGATGAAGTCATTCCGGTACGGGCTGGTCTCAACGATGTCCCCGGCCAGGAAGTCTGCACATCTGACTTTCCGGGCGGGCTGCGGGTGTTCGATCTCCACGGTTTCACCTTCCAGGATGGCATGAAGAACCGGCAGCATGATCGCCGCCTGTTCGGGATGGATCATCCAGGGACCGCGAAGATTCCTTGCAAGATTCGATATCTTCATTTCCTCATATTATTTCAAGCACAAAGGTAAAAATGCGTTTATGGCAAAGTTGCGACACTATTTTTTGCCGAAAAGGATGCCGTGCAGGGATTTCAACTTGATTTTTATGCTGAAGCTGGAAGACGAAATCCCTGAAAGGGAATCCCCGTATGTGAAGGTCGGAAGGAATTCCCGTGAACCGATGATGCACTTCACGCCGTCGATGCGTTCCACTTCAAAGATGTGTTTCTTCCCGGCCAGGCGTTGCAGAACGGGGCGGTAATTCTCGCGGTCGGCGCGGATGGAAGCGGAAAAGGTGGCATCGGAATACTTTCCGTCATTGTCATAGCCCCAATTCTCGGAGAGGTCGGCGGATTCAGGGGTGAAAGGAAGTTCCTGAAGGGGTCCGTCCTGATAAGCGGCCAGGTCCAGCGAGGATCCCGGCGGAAGGAAGCTGTAATCGCTCACTTTTTCGGCGGCGATGTATCTGATTGTTCTGATACCGACTTTCATATTTGACGATGTTTTAACTATCGAAAAAACCGGACTTTATTTAGGTCAAAAAAAGATTGGCAGCGGGATTTTCTCCTGGTTTTTCTGACGGAACCGATACCAGTCTTTTGACAGGCGGTTGATCATCGTCCGGTCCATCGGCAGGTCGTAGTCAATGAGGAAGGAGCCGATGGCGTGCGTGATCATTTCCTTCTTTCCGTCCGAAAAACGGCCGACCATATAGATGCGGAAGGCGTTTCGCAGCTGGTTTTCCAGATATCGCTTCACGGCGTTCTGACCGGCTTCGGAAATATAGCAGCGGTACAGTTCATTGACATAGATTTCCTTGCCTGCGGGGATGTTATAGGCGATTTTACCATCTGAATCCAGCAGTTCGATGGATATGTATTCGCTGCGGTCCGTCAGAATGGTATAGTCCTGCGGAAGCAGGTCCAGGTTCTGACGGACGATGCCCCACAGGTTCGACCGTTTGTCCAGATGGATCTGATCCGTCCCGTTCACCGTCAGCACCCACTGACGGATGAAGGATCCCACTTTGATATCAACGCAGTTCATAAGTGCAAAAGTATGTAAATGTGTCCGACTAATCTTTGACATACACGGGAACGCCCCGGCGGATGTAATCCTTTAGGGGTTCGACGCTGTTTCCGGCATACCAGCCGGAATAGTATTCGCCCGCGTCCGGGCCGATCTGAACCTGGTAGAGAACCGGCCTTCCATATCGAAGATCCCGGAGTGTCGCAGGGCGCATTCCCGGCGGCACCTCCTTATAGTGCCAAAGGGGGTGCGACCGGCCGTCAAACCACTGACCGAATTCCAACTTGACAGGTTCTTCCATCATTTTTTTTTACATCATTTTCAAAAAAGTTTTTTTCGCGGTTTTTTTTGACCCCGTGATTTTTTCTTGATTATCAGCACTTTAGCGGGGTCAAAATCGGGGTCAAAATTTTTGCGATTTTTGCTTCCGCGTCAATTCCAAATCTCTGACCCCCTATTTGACACCATTTTTGACCCCTTCTATTTTATTGATTATCAATTTATTTAATATCTTTGGGGTCAAAGGGTCAACAAAAAGTATATTATTATCCATTTGTTAAAAAAACATCGTTTTCCGGATACCCGGAATCCAGCCCGTGCGGGACTGGATTCCTTTCATGACGCAGGCTGCAAGCCTGTCAGAAAATGGGCTTGTCTTCATCCACCGGGAGGTCATCCCCCGGCCCCCCGAACAGCGGCGGCGGCGCATCCGGGCGGACCCCTTTCTGCGTGTCGATATAGAAGTAGTATTTGCTGACACCGTTCACCTTCTGGCGGATGTCATTGCGGGCGCGTTCGGATTCGGTGTGCAGCATATCTTCCGGGTTGAATATCCAATCCTTGTACGCGCAGAAGTCCATCACCTTCCGCTTGAAGGTGTTCATCCTGACATTCTGGGCGGCGTTGGCCGACAGCTGCCCCTTGTAGGCGTTGAACGCTTCCTCTTTATCGACCATGACATTCAGCCGTTCATCAGTGAACCAGTCTTCAGCCCACCAAAGGAATTCATCGGTCATGGCTTTCTTCAGTGTGCGCTGCAAGATGGCCTTCATCGGCGGCTGGACGCGAACGCGAATCTTCTTCCAGACCATGATGCAGTTCATCATGAAATTGTAGAAGTGATTCATTTCGTCTGGCGTGTACTGCTTGATCAGGTCTTTGCCGAACTTCGTCCGGGGGGAACGCTCCACCAGCTTCCGGTCGCGGCTGTCAGAATGGTAGTAGTCGCTGAAGGCGGCGAACCAGATTCGGCGGTTCAGGGAATCGTCAAAATTGCGGATGGCGTGGTTCGATGTCCAGCATATCTTCGGGCTGTCCTCATAGTCGAGCGTGAACGATGCCGCGTGCTTGACTTCCACGACCATCTTGCCGGTGATCATGTTCATAAAAGTGTGCAGATTGATTGAATTGTTCAGGTCATCCATGAAGATGGAATCAGTAACGCCCCGGACTACGCCTTGGAAGGCAAACTGCATCTTGTCTTCCTTCATCCTCTGGGCATCGACATACACCTGGCTTCGCATCTGTTCGATGGCGTTGAAGAAAAGGGATTTTCCCGTGCCGCCGAGGTGTTCCCCTTCATCGCCTTGCTCCATTTCCATTGCATAGACGGCATACGGCTGACCGGCATTCTTATGCTTGGAAAGCAGATATCCCATTGCCATGGTCTTGGATATGAAATTCAGGTCGGTTTCCGCCTGTTCATCAGGGTTCAGCGAGTAACCGGCTTCCTCTTTTCTCCAGTAGGCGCGGCCTGTATCGAAGACATACTGCATGAATGTGCAATCGGTTCGCTTGATCTCCAGCCGATACCGCCCCGTATCATCTACCGCGTCAATCAGCTTGCTTACAGCATAATAATTAGGGGTAGTGGGGGAGAGCGCGGAAAGCTGGGTCAGCAGTGCCTTGTACCCTTCCTGGTAGTGGATATCGAACATTGACGCTTCCGGGGTGAAGTCATGGTCGATGATCTTGCTTGAATAGACCATATACGGGCATTCGGAAGGGTCCACTTTCTTCACGCCTTTGGCCGTGACCTTGAAAATGCCGTTCCGGAACCAGAAGAAATCCGCGTCTTCCGTGAACGCCCGGAAATCAGGCTTGATCATACGCAATTTCGCAAGGGTCTGTGCGGTGATCTGCTTCGACCGGTGGATGGCGTTCACCAGCTGCTGCGAATAATACTTTGGATGCGTGCGAAGGTATTCCAGCAGGTATTTCGACACTTCGCCGGCGATGGCGGCCTTGTCGATCAGCGTCACGACATTCTTCTGAATCCGGCAGAAGGTGAACCCTTCCGGGGATGCGCTGTGTTCTATGGTATAGAATCCGGAAGCGTTCAGGAACATGTACATCTGTTCATTGTTGATGTCGTACTTGTAGTTGCCGTTCTTCTGGCGGACGGCGGACCAGAACTTCAGCCCGCCGGATAGTTTCACCAATTCGTCGAAGAGCCGGAAAGGGTCCTGATTCTCCGGCCGCCTGAAGTACATGAAGAAGTCCTTCGCGTCCTTGCAGGGCTTCCCGTTGTGGCGGCGTTCCTTCAGTTCGTCCGGAAGCAGGATCAGGTTGATGTCCAGATATCGCAGTGCGATGTCGTACATCTGACGGATGCCGGTTTCGTCGATGTCATACAGGATATAGACCTTCTTTGCCAGGTCGGAAAGGATCTTGAATTCATGTTCGGTCAGATTGGCCGTT